TAAAAACTAGGCTGTTACTGTCAAGCTCGCGACGCCTTTAGGGTTAAATACCGTCATACCGATGAGCTCAGTGAACGCCCATCCGAATGCCGTTTCCCAAGGAAGGTCAGCCGGGATAACTTCGATGTCCTGGTACACTGGCATTACACCAACGTAGTCCGGATCCGAAGTGCAGAGCACTGTGTTGTGAGCCATTTTCTTGGTCACGTAGATGTTCTGCCCATGGAGAGAAGCAACCAGGCCTGTATCGATTACTTGTTTCATCGTTACAAGGTCCAATTCTGTGGCTCCCCACTGCTTAATGTCTGCATAGCGGTAGATCGAGAAGAACATCGATACCGCAAACAGATCCCACTGCTCTACCTGCCTGGCAAGCTTAACCAGGTCTTTTCTTTCGATGTACCCGAAAGTGTTGCCGGCTGACGACGTGTCAACTATAACCGCGCTGTTCAAGAGCGTTGAAGCAGTGTTTAGGAGGTTGATGATTGTTGCGTCTTCAGCTTCCTGCATGAACTGCCTTGTACGAACCTGGATACGGTCGATTATGTTGAAACGGCGGATCTTGACTTCCCTTAACTTAATCGTAGGGTTAGCTGCGATTTCGAATACAGGAACCATGACCCTTTCGCCGACTATCTTTGTCTGAGTGATCGCGCTCTGGGAAGCGATAGCCTCAGCTGAAATCTCTTCTGTATCTCTGTCGTAAATCGGCACTGCGCCCGGTGCCATCGGATCCACTTTAAGCGATCTGCGCATAACTCCCTTGTATTCAAGGAATGTCTTCAGTGGGGAAGCCATTGCCTGTCCGATCGCCAAGCGTACGTTTGGTGATGCGAACTTGTTGATCAAGTGTGACTTTTCATCTTCGGTGAAGAGGTTTGATACTCTTTCATCGTAGGTCGGCTGTTCAGCGGCGGTCAGGTATTTGCCAATACGTGACATCGCGTCCATTTTGTCAAAAGCGTTTATTTCGCCGCTCTTGCCAAAGGATACGTCTGCCCTCTTGTCAAATCCTGTTCCTGTTGTAATTATCTGCATATGTTTATGCCTCCGCTTATGACAGCGAAACGAAGTTCAGATTCATTATGAATCTTACGACTTCTGGTCTCGGTTGGGCCTGGCCCTGTGTAGTCTTTGTTTCCGCATTGTAGTTCGCTGCGGGTACTTTCACAACAACGCCGACCGTTGTTGGAGAGCTTGCACTTGATGTCGTCAGTTTGCTGACGCTGTTTGTTACATCTGTATTTGCATACAGAGTTGATCCTACGGTGTACGCAACGTATGGATCATACTGGTCTGATTCATAGATTCCCTGCATGAACCAAACTGTAACCAGTCCTGAAGCTACTGTGCTGTCGTTCGAGAACATATCAGACACAAGTGTTGCTCCGTTCTGGATTTTTGTTGCGACATAGTCGCATGTGAGCTGGATTGAATATGTCCCTGATGTAAAGCCAGAACCCTGGATTACAAGAGTGATTATTCCGGTCGCTCCGATTGATGCTGTGAATCCTGTGAAGCCTGTTCCGCCGAACACTGCGTTGTTTTTAACCACGCCTGATGCGAAAGCAGTTACCCATGATCCGCCAACAAGAACCTGAAGTGTCCAGTCCTTAAGTGCTGTAGTGCTGGCTGACACGCCTGACAACTGATAAGTTGTCGGAACGGTCTGGCCTGTCGCGATCGTTGATGATCCCGAGCCCGAAACAACTGCAGCTGAACCGGAAAGAATCTGTCCGATTATGTGTACTGTAGTTGATGTCGTCTTGTCGTCGTCCGCAATTCCTAGTGGAGCAACACCATTAGCTTTCAGGTTAGTTGCATATCCGCTCGCGTCCATCCAAAGGAAGGATCCGCGCTCGAATGTAACTCCTGAGGCCACTGTGAAACTCTGAGGTTTGTTGGTCGACTGAATCGGTCTAAAATACCCCATTCTATGATACCTCCATAATATAAAGCCTTATGATCGGCTGCGCTCCTCGTTCCTACACACGCCCCGCTTCTATTTAGCTGCCGGCCCAGAGCCGGCAGCCTATATCGCGGCTTGCTTCAAAATTGGAGCTAGTATATGTAAGTTTCCTTACATTAAGTCTTCCGG